TGAACAAACACAGCATTATGATTGTGTTTTGTGTTTTTTTTTCAAGCAGAAGACGGCATACGAGATGTAGCCGTGACTGGAGTTCAGACGTGTGTTTTTCTGTTTCAACTTAAAAGGAGGCGCAATCAATGTGCCTCTTTTTTTTTAACTTTACACAAATTAAAAGAAATGAGGCAAATCAAAATCAATTCCACAACTGGAAATGAAATCATCACAACACAAGATGTGAAAGATTACGCACGTATTGATACATCAGCGGATGATTCATTGATCACATTGATGATTGAAACCGCACGTATATGGTGTGAGAATTATATTTCAAGGGATATTGTGCCAAAAAATCGCACATACTATGTGGATACAACAGAAACGGGATTGATTGACATTCCATTTTCACCAGTGGCATCAATTGAATCAGTTACAATCAATGATATTGCTGCAACGTACACAATACTTGGATTGGACAATGAAACCATTGAATTGGATGGTGGTGCTGCGGAAAAGGTGAAAATCACCTACATCACAAGTGGAATCAACAATGCGCTTATGAAACAAGCAATGCTCCAAACAATTTCAACGTATTATGACAATCGTGCTGATTTTGTTCAAGGTGCAAACGTGCATTTGATTCCAACTGATGCCAAAACAATATTAACATCTTACAAATCAATGTTTGTGTAATGGATGCAGGGCGGTTGAATAAAAGGGTGAAGGTACTGCGATTGACAAAAACCGCAGATGGATTCGGTGGATTTACAAGTTCCGAAACCATTGTGTATACGTTTTGGTGCGCCTACAAGGAAAATTCAGGCGAAATAACGCAGGAAAACGGAATTCGGGAGCAACGTACTGCAATTGAAATAATACTGCGGGAAAAGGCAGCAAATCAAATCCTTTTGAGTGATGTGTTGGAACTTGAATCATCGGGTGAAAAATATCGCATCAATGATAAATTTGATTCCAAAATTGATAAGTACACAACAATCAAAGCGGTGGGAATATGAAAGCGGGAATAAAAATCAACCAATCGGATTTGGCAAAGTTGAATAAAAAACTTGCGCAATTGCAAAAGTTTTCAAAACAGGAACTTTCAAATGAAATTGGAAGGAGTGCAATGGAAATTGTTGGAAGGGCAAAACAATCCGCAGCAAAGGATACGGGTGCATTGCGCCAAAGTATCAATTCGGAGGCATCTGGAAAAGGTGTTGCAGTTTTTGCTAATGCTAAATATGCGCCATATATTGAATTCGGAACGGGATCACAAGTGAGTTTGGCGGATATGAAAGAACTTGGAATCCCTGATGCGTATGCAGCACAATTCAAAGGCAAAGGAATTCGTGAAGTGAATTTACCCGCACGACCATTTTTCTTTTCATCCGCAAGAGTTGGTTTCAATAATATGCTCAAACGAGTGGATAAAAAATTAAAAAAATTACTATGAAAGAAGTGATTCACCGCATAAGAAAAGCCATCATTGACCGTTTAGCAAACGAAGTTTCATTGCGTGGCAATATCGTGCCAATTTATGGCAGAGTGCCATCAAATGCATCATATCCATTTGTACGGGTTTATTCCCTTACAAATAACGAGGTTGATCAAAACCGCACAACATTCAATTCGCAGGTGATTACAAGGATTGAAGTGGTTACAAGATTTGAATCGGACAATGGCGGTGAACTTGATTGCAACCTAATTGTTGATGAATGTTTATCTTTGTTGCGCACACGATCAGCGAATTATTTTGATTTAACCGAACAAGGATTCAATGTGTACACATCACAAAATGAGGGCATTCAATATATTGAGCAAGATTTGAGTGATCACACATATTTCAGGGCAATCATTGAACTTTCCAATCGTGTGGAACAAATTCCTCCATCGGGTGGATTACAAGCGGAATTACAATTTGAATTACAATCATAATGGCAAAAATTACTTTTACAAATAAAACGGACAATCAAACATCGGAACTTGCGGAAATCTACAAAGTGACCGCATCCAATGTGAATGAAATAAAAACAAGCATCAATGCAATATATGATGCTCTTGGCGGGTTTGCCTTTTATGAGGATACTGCAACAAGTGCAACTCCCATCAATTTATCTGCGAGATGCTTGGGTTGATTTAACAAACAACAAGGCAGGAACGGGAACTGAAACAACATACAAACCAACTTACATCACTGGGGATTTGTGGGATTCAGCAACCAACACAATTGATTTGAGTGAGGTGCCAGTTGGGAAAGTTTTATTGATTCGCAATGATTATGATATCACAACGGGATCAGCAAACACACGAATGGATTCAAGATTGTATTTTCCTGATACAACAAAAAGCGTTGAATTTGCTCACGATTTGATTGCAACATCTGGGGATGAGGTGCGTTATTCACGCACAACTCAATTTTTTGTTACAAGCGCAATCAAAACAAGCGGTGTGAAAATACAAGTGAAAGTTGATAAAAGCGGAGCAACCGCAAGGGTTGAGGATTTTCAAATCACAATTTTGAGTTTCTAAAATGAAGCATTTTAAAATAAGCGAATTTGATTCACCTGATGAAATTGGGAGTGGTGAACGTATGGATGCCGAAGTGTTGCAAATGATTGATCAAGCACGTGAATTGTTTGGCAAACCAATACGCATCAATTCGGGTGTGCGCACTGAAAAAAGAAACCAGGAAGTTGGCGGATCAAAAACATCAAGCCATTTGAAAGGATATGCGATTGATGTGAGTTGCGACAATTCAGCGGATCGATTCCGTTTGATTGATATTTTGAAACTCGTTGGATTTAATCGATTAGGGATTGCCAAAACGTTCATTCACGTTGATAATGATCCCGATAAAAGTAAAAATGTAATTTGGTTATATTAATGAAAACATTAATTGCAAAATTATTGGGATTGAATAACGGAGGGCAATCATCATTGGGTGAATTTGCAAAGGATTTGCGTGAGGCAATCAAAGGCAAGGAAATTGATCCTGATAAAATGATGGAACTTGTGAAGGTGCAAAGCGAAATCAACAAAATGGAGGCACAACATCGGAGTATATTCGTTGCGGGTTGGCGACCATTCATTGGTTGGATTTGTGGGGTTGCCTTATTGTACAACTTCATCATTCGTGATGTGATTGCGTGGGTTTCACCTGATGTGATGCCTCCAGCAATTCAAATGGATCAACTCATTACCATTCTATTGGGGATGCTTGGTTTGGGTGGTTTGCGTACCTTTGAAAAAATAAAAGATAAAACCAAATAAATGGGAGTAAAAGATACCGCAAATTTGGCAATGATTCCCGCAGCGTATGCGGAGGACAAAGTTTATTCCGTTTTGCCATCCGATGGTGATGGGGATTTCACATTCACACGAACTGGATCAGGCACACGCATTAACAAGGGCGGATATATTGAAACAATGGCGGAACAATGTGCCTCGTTTGAATTATCGTTTGGATGCGGATGGAAACCCAACTGGATGCGCTGAATTGCTTTTGGAGGAGTCAAGAATCAATTACATTTCACGATCGGAGGAATTTAACCTTTGGGGTGATTCGGGTGTTATAGTTACTACAAACGCAACAATTGCTCCCAATGGAACTCAAACCGCTGATAAATTAGTTTCAACCGCAAACAATTGGAGGAAATCACAAAGTTTTTCGGGATCAAGTGGCACAACTTACTCGGTGAGTGTTTTTGTTAAATTAGACACAAGCACATCAACAACCACAACACAAATTGAAATTTTCAAAGGTGCAAGTGGGTTAGTTTGTGATTTTAATTTGCACAACGAAACAATACCTGAAAACACAGGTTTAAATGATCCGTTTATTGAAAAATATCCGAATGATTGGTTTAGGATTGGAGGCACATATACCGCAAATGGCACATTTCAAATAATGTATGTATATCCTTCAGCAAATTATGGTATTGGAGGAACAATGTTTTTTTGGGGTGCGCAAGTTGAAGCGGGATCAACAGTTTCATCATATATTCCAACGGGTGCATCACAAGTTACACGCAACAAGGATGAAGCTGAAATAAACAACTTTGCAGACGCTCCAACTGATTATCCATTCACAATGTATGTGCAAATGCGCATCGAAACTGGAATTAAGGGTTTTGGTATGTCATTTGGTTGGGATGCAACAAGTGATAGGTATTATTCAATCGGATATTCAGAGGCATCATCAAACAAAAAATTTAGATTCACAAATCGTTCACAAGGAACGGGATATGACTTTGAGCCATCTGCGGAGTATTACGAAGGGTTGCATAAGGTTGCTGTGAAATTCATATCATCAACAAACTTCAAAGGATATATAAATGGAATTGAAGTTGCAAATCATACGCACACCGCAAGTTCATTCAATTCAAGTATTCAAGATTTATTGCTTGGGCAATTGCGTGAAGTGGGTGATACAAATTCAAGAAATCCAATCAAGGAGGCGTTTATGTGGAACAAGGCACTCACCGATGCGGAAATGGTTGAAATAACAACTCCATAAAATAAAAAATAAAATGAGCCATATATTTAAGAAATACGAGTTTCCTGATGAAGCAACTGCGGATTCATTGATTGATGCTTTGCCATCGGAGGAAATTGATGGGGAAACATTTCCATCACACAATCACGTGATCGTGAAACTATATCATCCAATAATTGAGCAACCAGTTTATGATGCAGAGGGCAATATCGAAACCGATGCAGTTTTGGCGGAAAATTTTTCCGTTGATGTGCTTTGGCAGGGTATTGAAGCGCAGCCAGAGGATTGGGAGCAATACGAAATCACCTTGAGTGATAATGGAGTTCATTCCTTTTTTGGGATTGATTACATATAAAAAAAATAAGTATATTTGTATAGAATTAAAAAATTATAAGCTATGCCAACAACGGGTGTATTTAACGGAACAAATCTGATTCTTTCAGTAGAAGGAGCAAATTTAGGGCATACGACATCATGCTCATTAACATTATCAACTGATTTGCCAGAGGCAACAACAAAAGATTCAAGCGGATTTCAAGAAGTGATCGCAGGTGTGATGAGCGGTGAAGTTTCATTTGATGGATTAGTCACTTATGATGATGCATCAAACGTGACTGAACTTGCTGATTTCCTTTTGGCACGTACACAATTGACTTGTATCTTTGGAACTGCAACAACGGGTGATCGTATTTTTACTGCGGAAGGTTTCCTTTCATCACTTGAGCAAAGTGCGGAAATGGAATCTCCAGTTTCTTATTCAGGATCAATCACATTGACTGGAGCAATTACCGCATCAGACAAAGCATAATGATTTGAGCGCAATTTGAGGGGATTGCGCTTTTTATTTTTTTACTATGGCAAACAAACAACGGGGATACTACTCCATAAAACTTGGCGGGAAAATGCGCAAATTGCATTTTTCAATGAACTTTTGGGCAAACTTTACCGATACATTAGGCATTTCGCTTGATAAGATTGGTGATATATTTGGTGAGGGCATTTCACTTGGAACAATTCGTGCGCTTATTTATTCCGCAATACTTGCGAATGATCAGGAGGAGGGGAATGAAATTGACTACAATGAATTCAAGGTTGGTGTTTGGCTTGAGGATTTACAGGCGGAAAAACTTGAGGATATTGTAAGTGCAATGATGGAATCACGAGTGCTTGGCAATGATTTGAATATGGGTGTGCAACGTAACACAACCAAAACTCCACAAAAAAAAACGAAACCCTAACTCCCGATTCACTTACTTGGGATGATTTGATGGATTATTTCATCGGTCAAGTAGGGATTGATCCTGATAAATTTTGGAAACACACTTGGAAGGAAAATCACCTTTTGGGTGAATCATATTACATCAACCACAATAAGGAGTGGGAACGCATCCGATATTTGTCCGCAATGGTGTACAATGTGAATGCCCAAAAACGTTCACAAATGATTGATCCTGAAAAGTTGTTTTCATTACCTCAAGATATATATTCCAAAATGGAAAAGAATCAGATCGGCAGAGCGTCGTGTAGGGAAAGAGTTCAAATATGGTTGGTCGCCGTATCCTGAAAAAAACAAAAAACGATGTGAGAGGTGTCGTACTACTGAG